GTGCCAGCTATGATGGTACCAACGGCTGCATTACCAACAACTTCAACAGCCTTCTGTATTCTTCCCATGATCTTGTATGACCATGCATTCGAAGAAACCATTTCGGCCTGGGGAATAGGCTTGATATGAGTCTGAACGGTATCTCCACCTTTGGGAGTCCATCCGGGAGCAGTGTATCTTCCTTCTCTTACTCCAGAAGTAAGAAGGGTCATTAGATGCCTCTGCTCGGCATACATGATAACCCTGTCAATGTTTGCTGTAGGATCCAGAAGATGATTCTGTACCAGGTGAAATTCCTGGGCATCTCCTTCACTTACACTACCGCGATAAATCTTTATTTTCATTTTATCAAATCTTAAATTAGTACTGTTTATAACTTAAGATTCGATTCACATACGTCATCCCTATTCAAAGTCATCATTACCCCATTTCGGCTTGGAACCGGTATCCAGGTCCCTGTTCTGCGAAGAATGACCGGATCTACCGCGACTGGCTTCGTTCTCAGTTTTGTGCAATGCATCTAACTGTTTCCGTGTAGCTGCGTTATATCCTTTCCTGTTATGCTCACTCATCGTAGCATCAATTTTCTTCATGATCTTGCTTCCATATTTCGAAAACATATAAGAAGAAAACTTTATTTGATCCGGATTTGAACTAACAACCTTGTCAAAGTTCCCATTGTCAATGTCTCTGAGAATTAACTTCTTTGCTTCAGGTGAAAGTTTCAACCCAAGAAAATTATCCTGTTTTTCTACAAAAGATTTCAAATTTATCTTTTCAGCCTTTACTTTTGCTTCATTTTGAGCACGAACCTGAGTAGCCCTCATTTCCTGATCGCCAACGATTTTCTTCACTTCGTCATTGATCAGTTTCTTTGCCTGAGCATCAATGTCAGATGCAATATCTTTAAGCTCTCTTGTCCCAAGCGATTTCAATTCTTCATCTACAGATGTTACGGCATCGGCTCTTGTCTTGCCACTTGCAATTTCTTCCTGTATCCGTACATTACGAACTTTTGCTTCAGGATCAAGTGCCAGTACACTCTGCATTGAAATAATCTTTGGATTGCTGAAGAAAGAATCAATGTCTCCTCCATTATCATTAAGATGCTTTATAACAGCCTTTGCTTCGTCAGAATAGTTATCCAGATTAAACTCTTGTCTGGATTTATCGAGCTTTTCAGAGAACTTAGTTTTGAATTCAGCCTCATCATCATTCTCAAGATCAAGATCAAAGTCTTTTGCAATCTTCTTAAGACTTATCTTGTCTGGCTCTTTCGAAGATAATTCATCAATGAATATGTCAGCATCACTATCATCGTCGGCAGCTGCTTCCTCACCTTTGTCATCATCACCGGCATTAGCTGCAGGTTTCTCTTTCCTTTCGCCATCACCAGTTCCGGCATTTCTTTTATCTTTCTTTTCATCATCAGGAACAACGTCCGTATCAGTATCAGCATCTTTATCGGGATCTGCCGGAGGATTTTTCTGAACATCATCAGCACCAGATCCTTTATTATCATCACCTGCCGGAGTATTGTCTCCGAAGATGAAATCATCGTCCTGTTCGCTTTTGTTTACTGCCATCTTATTAAGAAATTAAATATCAATATGTAATATCAAAAAATATCTTTTTCCTGTATCGTTGCAGCCTTAGCGCTCGCACTTGCCATATCAGCCTGCATCTTAAGAGCACCTGTAAGTTGAGCAACTTCTTTCTTTCCTTCAGTCCTGAGGACTTCCATTTCTTTGTCGTGATTCTGGCCGTCCTCCCTATCTTCTATTACCTGCTGAGCTTGCTGCTGTAGAGAGGCCATTGAAGACTCCTGTTTGATCCTCATCTCATTTTCATTGATCTTAGTGAGCTCTTCATGAGCATTGTCAAGAACCCTCAGAGCTGCAGCAAAAGAACTCTCAGTCCAGAACCTGGCCACATCCTTGGTTCTTAGCATATGAGCATTTATCTCCTGAGGGAATAGTGTCTCAAGCTTATTAAGGATATCCTTTTCTTTCTTCCCGTCGGTAATCGTAATCCCGTAGTTATCGAAGTCAAGCTCCTTGGTTGACATAAGATACATTTGCTCACCATCATCAAGAATGAACTGCCTGGTATCTGCACCTATGTATGTCTTATTAATTTTTGTCTTCTCTGCAAGCTTAGTAAGCATACGCTCTATATATTCCTGCATAAAATAAAAAAGGTCATAAGTCATAGACCTTGACGCCTCGATGTTATTTACGTTAGCCGTTGCGGTGGTAGTTGCTTTTTGTAATCCCTGACGACCTTCGTTCATTCCTGTAATACGATCCATGACTCTTTCAATATCCATTGCCTGCTGCAAAAGTATTGCAAGATTCTGATTTGTTCCAAGGTTTATCGCAGAGATCCCAACCTTATTACTCTCCAGCTCAGTTCCTGATATGTTACCCTCAGCTGATGAGTTGAAGACTATCACGCCTTCTTCTACAAGAGAATGGTACACATCAGTTACCTTCTTGCCTTTTGGAGTAAAGGCCTGGTCATACGACACCACTGAGCCTTTGAGCTTTTTCATCTCACGGTTAATATAAAAACGAACCTCGTCGTAGATTTTCTCAAGCTCCTGAAGTATCTCCTGGACGGAAACCCGGACTCCATCAACGGTAGAGAAAAGCATACCACAGTAATCAAACTCGACATTGTACTTGTTATTCTCATTGAGTCTCTGAATGAGATTGCTTTCCTTCTTAGCCTCCGTATATATGTTCTGCCCTATTCTTGTAGCGGTCCAAAGGATTTCTCTGTAATACTTCTCAAGCTGATAGTCACCACGGGCAACTTCTTTTTTTATCTGGCGCTCATTCTTCGCGTAATACTCGTCACTTATTTGAAGCATGTAAGGCTCAGAAGATCCTTTGGCCGGGGATATTTTCACGTAAACAGGCTCAAGCCCCTTCCATTGAATTGTATATGTGTTTATGAGATCCTGGCCGCCAGAGTTTGAAACGTCTTTATATGCCTCACTTGAGGGGATTGAGTTTCCTTCCTTCAAAAGCTTTACTTCTTTTTCACCAAGATTCCACTCTTTATTTGCTATTATTTCATGCACGAACATAGGCCGTACCTCACCAAGATAAGGAGACTTCTCAAGGAATATATCTCCAATGCCCTCTTCGTACATAGCATACTTAACAGGGATGTATCTGTAAGTATCAACCCCGTTCTGGTCCCTTTCGACCTTTCCAAATATCTCAGATGTAATAGTAAGGTCAACAAAATTATAAAACAATGGAGTCTTTAATCGCTGTGTCTTCATCTTGTCATCGACGATCCTTTGCATGACAAGTTCATTGGTAAGCATAAAATTCTTAGTATTCCAGGCATTCTTATCATTACGATCAGGGATCTGCATGCCTGAGAAAACATCATATCCAATAGATCTTACCTTTTCAATCTGTGATTTAGCAAGAGACATTCCAAGAAGATTCTTGTACTTTTCCATCTTCTTGTTTTTTGCTTCACGGTTTGTAGCACGGACCGTATGGTCAATGTTTATCTCGAGAAATTCACCGTGAAGCTGCTTTAGTTTTGTCCGGCCAAGGCGGTGCTGGACATATTTGGTCTTTGAAAGTTTTCCTGTGGATTTTGTTATTGATTCGATAGAATCGCTGGAAGTTATTCCGTTGTGAGAGTTGTAAAGAGAATTCAGCCGTTTTATCTTACCGTCTCTCGAGTGCCATTGGTTGACGGCATAATCAAGTAATTCGTGGACTTCACGATTGTTCTTTCCATCAATGCTGAAGTCCTTGTTTACTATATCAGGGAATGGCATTGCTCTATTGTTTTGACAAATATAAATAATTATTGTAGAACAGCACTATTTTAATAACTATTTTTCAACATTCAAAAGTCCCTTCTGTCTTCAATATCATAATCAAGACTCTGCCACTTTCCATTATATTCGTCGCTTTGTCTTCTTTCTTTTCTACTTACTGTTTCTGTGACTGGATTCTTAAGAACTATATTTCCATCCTTATTTCTTATCCATTCCGGTTCTTCGTCGTCGAGTCCAACGTCATCAGACAAGCGCGGCCGGGTCTTCATATCCTCAACTCTCATTATGCCATAAGCAAGTGCATCAATAGAATCCCAGTCGGTTCCAAGATACTCTTCATCATATGCAAGAGCATCTCTGAGCATCTCAGG